CAAAGGTCTTTGGATAGTTGTGTATTTCAGGAGTGCATAGCATCCAGATCCCGTTCTCGGGACCAACTCCTCCAGCAGCACCCCATTTACCGTTAGGCATCATGAAGGCTGCTGAGTAACCACTAGAAGCGCCTCCAAGGAGAGCAAGCAGAGGATTATGACCATGACCCTCTGTGCATTCTCTACGGTCCTCAGGGCGCAAATTAGAGGCCACATGAACAGCGACCTCTTTAGTTAGTGGATAAATGTACTTAGACATTTCTATAGTATTTGGGTGAATAATCACCTTCCCAGGTCAAAGAGATAAGTGTTGCGGGAAGTGGTGATGTTGATTGGATTGATAAGTTAAAGTTATTATTCTTTTCATACACAGGTACGGTGCCAATGAACTCATCTTCTACCTGTACATCAGCAATGTTGTACTGATCAAATGTAGATGATGTGAACTCAGCAACGTAACCAGTCTTACCAGTACGAGTTAGAACTGTGTTGTATTGACCAAGACGACCAAACGAAGGCTTAATGCGATGAACAACTAGGCTTCCACGTTCTTCGTTAATGGTTTTATCACCTACAACTTTCTGTACAAAGAACCTAGGTAAATCAACCTGCATGGTATACAGGTACCCAAATAAAATACTTCCACTTGAATGATCACCATCAACAGTTACAGACGTACCACTCGAAGGTACATCGATGTTTAAGGCAATGGTTCCAGAAGAACCCTCTTTAACTGCAGCAAGGTCTACAGTCTTATCTGTAATGCTAGATAACCAGCTTAAATTAAAGGTAGTTTTACGAGTAGTTGCACTGTAGTTTCCTCCAGAAGCACTGACGTAATTATCTAGATAGACACCATACTCCTTACCATTTTTAGTAAAGGTAGACTCATCATCGCGAATTAAATCAATGCGTTGTAAGAAAAATTGGTCATCAACAAAATAGTATGTATCATCTACACAACAGTGATAAGAAAGAGGTCGAGTATGCTTCCATCTAAACCAAGAAGACTGAAATTGCTTATCGCCAATACTAAAGTACTTATACCCAAAGACTTCATCACTTGATTTCTTGCCAAAAAAGATAGTAGTGTTCTCTCGTGAGTCAGCAACAAGATTAATCTCTTTGCTTAACAAATTGGAAACAGCTTTACTTAATTCATCGACTGTTGGTTCGCCCTCACGTTGAACTTTAGACATAACAAAGAACCTACTAAAGGCTCCAGAATTGTCTAGATAGCCAGCTAATGTACCTAAAGAAAATGGAGGTACAGCAGTGTTATAGTTATAAGTACTAATATTACTTATTCGTGCTGTTTCGGGATTTAAGATGTCCGAATCAGTAGCGAGCAGGAACTGTTGGTTACCAGCAAATATAATTAGACCAGTATTTACTTCAAGAGCATCAAACAGAATTGCAGGGTATTTAGAACTAACACTAATATCAATAGGGTCAGTACCGGAAAAGGTTAAGGCAGTATTGACAAAAAAGTTAGTAAGGTCACCCGGTCTAGATAGAATTAAATTCTTATCACTAAGGAAGCCAAGTCTATTTCTAAAGAATATAATTTTATTAATTGATTTACCAATAAAACTAGGGTTATACAGAGTACTATCATCACCAACCTCACGTACATCAAACTGAATAAGTTTTACCTGGAATGATCCGTTAGCTTGACGTTGAATCATAATCGGCATTGTCAAGGAATCAATTGATTTAAGAATCCCTGGTTGTGCACATTCAACCCAACTACCAGGACCAGATCCACCACCAGTACCCTCAAAGCGCAAGTAATAATCGTCATCAGCAGAGCTGCTGTTAGCAACCTTGACGATGTATCCGTGCTTGCATTGAAACGGCAAACCAGTGATGTCGTTCACCTGATCGGTTATGATAGTCATTAGATCAGTGTTTTGTGCTTCGACAGTGAAGTTGACTGAGTTGCTGTACAAATAAATCCCGTTACCAATAACCTCAAAGTTGATGTTGGTTCCAGATAACTCAGAGGTGATACCACCTAGGATGCTGTCAGGAGTAACATTTGTCTGCTGGTCAAATGGTGTTGGGTCAGGACGTATAGCTTTGATTGATGCTCGTACATCTACGGTTTCAACCTTGTTGATATTGATTGGGTAGCTCTTACCTTCCAGCGTCACATTGCCTGCACTACCAACAGCCCAGCCTTCTCCACCGTGTAGCAATTCAAGCCTATGGGAATATGAACAGGTGTATTCACTAGCCTGATCAACTACATTGGCATTTGGTTCTGGACCCTGTTGACCTGTCACCGTTAGACGAAACACAAGGTTGGTAGCACCAGATTGTGGAGCAGCAGTACCATTAATTGTGAATACTTTCGTACCTATATGAGGACAGTGACCCTGACTACCACTAAAGGTTGTATAACCCTCACCAGTTGGATTAGCAACTACTTGTGTTGCAGTAGTGATAGTAGTAAGAGATGAGGTTGATGTAGGGTTTTGAATGTTAAGACCATACTGCCTACCATTCTGCACCTGTTTTAATTCAACAAAAGCAGAGTAAGTATGTGGACGTGCATCAGTAGTAGCTGTACCCATCGCAGTCGTTACATTGCGATTACAAACAAGTGTACTATCATTAATAGTGGTGAACTGAAGAGTCTCACTAGATATTGTGCCACTATTTAAGTAGTTCTTTAAATTGGTTTCTTGACCACTTTCATAGGTAACATTGAGAGAGGTTCCTGTCTCTGCGGACCACATATTAACAGCACCATTTGTCTGTACTTGACCTATATAACTACCTTCTATTTCATCACGATAATAATGAAACCAAGTACCAGTAGAGGTAGCTCCAGACAAAGCTGAGGTACCAACACGACGTGCACCAGGACGTTTAATTAAACCTGAATTGATCTCAGGAATACAATTCAAAGCATCCTTTACTTGACCTTGTCCTTTTTGGGTATCAGGTACCTTAGAAATACCACCATAAAAGTTAGGTATTGTTTGTGTAATACTTGTCATTAGCGACGTAGTCCTCGGAACGGTTCATAGGAGCGATAGCCTTGATCATGACCAAAGCCTAAGAAGTTATGATCACCTTGATTACATTCGTACTCGAGGCAGATTGCACGGGTATAAGCCTCTTGCTGTGCAAGTAGCTGCACAAGAGTTGGGTTAGATACAAGCTGTGTAGCAGCTCGGCCAGCAGCCTTAGCGACAATCAGACGCTTGAAAGGTTGAGGCAGGTCATCAAAAGGAAATAACCACACGACGTTCATGTCGATGGCTTTATCGAATTCGTAGGTGTGTTCGACTTTGTTGTATAGCTTACCTTGACGTTTGACGACGTCAGTAGTTCGGTACAACTCTTCTTCACAGACATCCATTTGCAGGACGTTGTTAGGAATAAAAATATGTTTGTTGGTGTCAGGCGTAAACTTGTAATGGTCTTCACGGTTGTAAGACCAGCCTTCGCTCTGTACCTCTAGGTTAGCTTCCTTTAGCAGGTTATAGATGAAAGCAATTTCAGGGTTTTCAAAAGTATTAGCGATTTCTGAAGAACTAACGTGGTTAGTAATTCCGCCTAGGGATGTCACCGGAGCCTGACCGATACTCCCCAAGATTGAATTAACTGCGGATAGTTCGGTATCGAGATCAATAGTTGTAGGAGTTGTCATAGTTAAAAAAAAAGGGACCCCGAAGGATCCCCATATAAATAAAAATCAGAATGCAGAAGGTGCAGTAGAACCCACGTGCAGCTCAACAGCAGCAGCGGGATTCAGGTAGTCCGCCCCCATCGCGAGACGCCCAAGAATTACGTCTCCTTGGTATACAACTGATACATCTCCACTGGTTACTTGAACCTGTGGTCCGATGGTCTCAACAACGCCAGCGGCTTCCTTCTGGAAGATGATGCCGCAGGACTTAGATCCCAACTCAGCAGCAGTACCGTAGTCGTTATTGATTCCGGTAGTAGCGCCAGAAGCGTTCTCAGCAGCAACTCCAATAAAGTCACCAGTGTTACCAGGATCAGTGACACCAGAGGTGCCGCCATACTTGGTACCGTACTTGCCAAGGAACGGGATGTTCATACTCTTGTAGATCTTGATGCCAGCAATCTCAACGATGCCTTGGCCGCTTTGACGAGAGGAACCCTGCTCGTCGCGATTGACCAAACCGTTCTCACCCACTGACTGGATCAACGCATAATATTGTCTAGGATTTAAGACCCCGACCCTCCCGTCTTGGCTGATACCCTTTTCGTCCATCGCAGCAGCGGCGTCGTAGAAGGCGTCTACCAGAGCAGTTGCAGAGTATGCGTCAGACTCGTTAGTAGAAGCACCAACTCGGATCTGAGTTCCACCGGGTTCAACAAAGTTGGACTTGGTGATTGGTGATGCAGAACGTGCGCCACGTGTGATAGCACGGAAGATCAGACGGTCATACTTTTCAGCAAGTGCATAGCCGATCTTCTTAGAGATCTCGCCACGCAATTCAAAGTGAGCAAGAGTCTCGTCGAGCTCATATACGAAGGCAGAGCTGATCAGAAGGTCATCAACAGTGATGGTCTTCTCGGCCACTGGAGGTGCACCATCGCCGTTGCCAAGGATTGCATTACCAGGGGTGTGATATTCAGCCGTTGTACGACCGGTGTAGATGAACTGAAGAGACTTACCGTTCTTCAGGGTGCGCTTCATAACGAGGTCACGAGCAATCGCGTTATTCTCGAACCCTTTAAACATTTCTCCACTGAACAACTTCAGATAGAGAGCGCGGGCGTCTCCCGCAGCGTTAGATTGACCAGGCCGTGTAAGGTTGGTGGTCAATGTAGAACTTTGATGTGCCATTTTTTTAAACTAAAAATAAAATTAAATATGTAACAGTTTCTTGATCGATCAAAAATTTTTGTGGTCTATTCCCACCGTCTAGACGGCGAAGGGTATCTTCCGTAGAAGGCCAACGCCAATTACTAAGGGAGGATTTGCACCTCCCAATGACAGAACTACTTAGCGGCTTTTAAGGTAAGCTACACCGCGATAAACAAGCTTCTGCTCTTTGATAGCTTTGGCTTGCTCACGCACACGCTGACGAACTTCAACGTTTGGCATATATCCTCCAATAGAGAACTGAGGGACCCCGTTCCATGTCACCTCATGTCATGCGTCGAATCCCGTGATTGGTATCTTGTCCTGATCGACGGTATCCGATGAACGGACTTAGTACAACTAGTCCTAAGACTCCTCTTCAAAAACGTAACCAAGTTCAATAGCTCTTTCTTTAGCTAAAGCCTCGTCAGTAAATTCTTCAATAGTAGGTTGACCTGAAGCAAAACTAGTTCCTTCAGAAACCTCGATAAAATGCACAGCTCCAGCGCCGTGGCAAACGTGATAGGTCATGAGTTATTAGTAATAGTCCAGCCTTTAGTGACTAGGTTATCGTATGCAGTGTTTGCTGCAGTGCTCCAAGTTGACTTGCCAGCGTTTGTACCAAAACCAATACCTAAAGACATATTAATACCACCAAAAGTATCTAGTGAAGTTAGAATATTTTCGATAGATTGAGCAGTCAGAGCACAACTTCTAAATGCGTCTTCAAATGCATTAGACGCTGTAACCTGAATGTTATCGAATTGATTTGCAGGATATGTAGTTAAGGATGTATTAGAACGCCATGTTCTACGAAAAGTAGAGGTTACATTTGAGAAATCTACTGAAGGAAAACTTACAAGATTAGAGCAGCCGTTCCATGCTTGACCTACATTGGTTGCACTTGAGAAATCCAAAGCAGGAAACGATGTTAATCCACTACACGCACCCCACGCAGCACCGCAAGAAGTTACATTTGAAGTATCGATTAAAGGAAAAGATGTAAGTCCAGTACACGAGTTCCAAGCGTTTTGCATAAGTGTAACACTAGACGTATCAATGCGGCCAAAAGAAGTTAACGTAGTTGAGCCTCTAAAAGCGTCTACTATACTAGTCCCAAGATTACTGCCACCAGTACCTTCGACTTTAGTTAAATTAGTTTCGTAGTTAGTCGCACCAAATTGTCTGGGTCGAAAAGTAGAACCTGGTGCTGGTGTAATTTTTATCTTGTAAACACCTGAAGTAGAATAGGTGTGATCTTTAGCGTTTGATGTGATACCTGTTTCTGTAGAACCATCACCCCAATCAACGTCAAAATTGACACCACCATATGACTTTACTTGGAATGAAGATACGGAAGCGGTGGTGTACTCAAGGAATGCAAGAGTACCCACTGAAGGAATAAGATTGTTTTTAGTTACTAACTGGCCGTCACTTGTGAAATACTTTATGCCGTCATCACTTATGACTTGCCAAGTATAAACAAATTTTCCGTTAGCAAAATCAAAGTGAACAGACATTATACCAAAGTCAAAGAGGTTAGTTTGTTATCACTGTTGTAAGCCATAGTGACTACAGCAACAGTAGTACCACTAGATCCACCAGTTTTATATGTAATTGTACTGACTTCTCCAGCACCGTTTCCTGAGGAAACATAGGTAAAAGAAAGGTAGTCATGTGTCGGAATTGAAAGACCCGAAGTATCTCGAACAAGTTGTGACATAGTTAGCTATTAAATAAAAAAAGTTATCCGATAGATGGTGCAGCCAGTGCTACCTCAGTGGTAGTTGCTGTTGCTAGATCAAGTGGGAAATTGTGAGCATTACGTTCATGCATTACTTCCATTCCAAGTCCTGCTCTATTGAGAATATCGGCCCAAGTAGGAATGACATGATTCCCATTATCGACAATGGATTGATTAAAGTTGAATCCGTTAAGATTGAAAGCCATAGTGCTAACACCAAGGCTAGTGAACCAAATGCCAACCACAGGCCAAGCAGCCAGGAAAAAGTGAAGCGAACGTGAGTTATTAAATGATGCGTATTGGAAGATGAGTCGTCCGAAGTAGCCATGAGCTGCAACAATGTTATAGGTCTCTTCTTCCTGACCGAACTTATATCCGTTGTTCTGACTTACATCCTCAGTCGTCTCACGAATGAGCGAAGACGTGACAAGACTGCCGTGCATAGCGCTAAACAAAGACCCACCAAATACGCCGGCAACACCAAGCATATGAAAAGGATGCATAAGAATATTGTGTTCAGCTTGGAATACCAGCATGTAGT